TAGTCACCAAGGGAATTGACGGCAGGACGGGGACTAATCGTCTTTTCAGGAGCTACCCTAGCCGGATTCCCAAACATCATATCAGACTTTGTAAATCTGATTGTCGCCAAAGCGACTTGGATACTTTAGAAAGTCATAGCAACCACGGCGAGAGATGTTTCTCCGCAGTTCCTTGCCATCATAGGGTTCCCTGATAGACCCACTCTCAATTCTCATGGCTGCACCACTGATGGCCCTGTTCATCTCCATGCGCCCATACTCAGTCAGATGCCACTTCTCCTGATGGTTGATGACATAGCCAAACCTCTCCAGTTCAGGCAGGTATCTTTGATAGTGAAACGACACAGAGTTGTTGTCGGTTGCCGCATGGGTAAGGTCAATCATTGTCCTGGGGCCACTAGACAACCGCTTCAAAAGGCTCCGATGGGTGAGGTTTAAACGCATTTGCTTGTCTCCAAAAACCTCAGTATGATGGGTTTTATAGTTTTATGCACTAGGGAAAACACCTATTCCCTGCATCTTTTTTCTGTGCGAAAGTCCCATCACTGCTATTTGGCAGTGGTCAACAGGAGTTACAAATGCCAACCGATGACGAAAGATTTAAATACGAGTGCTGGGCGGTAGTCCAAGAACTTGATCCAGATGATATTGCTGATGCCATCCAAGACAGCGTTGCCTTGGTGGAAGCCATCAAAGCCAATCATGCTGAAGATGTTGCATCAATCGTGATGAACAGAGTAGAACTCAAGGTGCGGCGTAGGGCTGAACTGCGAGTGTTTGATGTTGTCAAGACCCCTTGGGTTGATGACATTGAAGAGTTGCAGCACTATCGCAACTTGCGAATTGAGCGAGTCCAAAAAGCCCTTGATGAACGCAAGATCACAGCGGCTAAAATGGATGGCCCTTTTCAACAAATGTTTGATGAGTGAGGACAACATGAAAATGAAATCACGCTTACAAGAAATCATTGGAGACAATTCAAATGAAACATTTGACGATTGCGATCAAACGAGTCCTATCCTATTTCGAGATTGTGACCTTGCAACCCAGCTTGCCTATCTTGCTGAGAGACAAAACACCAGCAAGGATGACCCTGCCAACCCTGGCAATCACAGACCCTAAATTTGTCTACAAGAATGCTTCCTGCACAGACATAACTCACACATTTCAAAAGGCCAAAGATGAGCGACTTCAACGATTACAGCACGATGCTAATCTCAATCGAACAAAAGACCAGGGCACTGGAGAGCAAGTGTCTAAACAAAAACTACGCCGGGTTCACGGGTGACATTACTGCAATCCAGCATGAACTCACGATGCTGACAATGTGGATAACACAAGCACAAGGAGAGCAAATTAGGGAAAACACCTATAGAATTCTCAACAAAGTCTGACACAATTAAATCTCACTTAACAGGAGTTACGAATGACCTCAACAACAATCAGCACAATTGCATACAGAAAAGCATCAATCAATGCACTTCTCGCAACCAATGTCAACGATCACACAGAGAAGAAAAACAATCTCACATACCTTTCATGGGCTTGGGCCTGGGCAGAGGCTTTAAAGGCTGATTCAGACGCTACCTATAAGGTGGAGATGTTTGGAGACAAGTGCTTCATGGACATTAACGGCACTGCAATGGTGTTTGTAACTGTCACCATGTTTGGCAAGCCAATGACCTGCCAACTGCCTGTGATGGACTATCGCAACAAGGCAATCCCAAAACCAGACGCATTTGCCGTTAACACTTCCATCATGCGTTGCATGACTAAGGCATTGTCGCTGCATGGCTTGGGCTTGTACATCTATGCGGGAGAGGACATTCCAGAAGGTGGCGCAACAATCAAGCCCACAGATGGAGTCATTGTTGACAAGAACAGGGAAAACATCATTGCGGATGTTGCGATTGCTGTTCAAGATAGATTTGAATCAAACGACATGGTTGGGGCTTATGAAGAATACCTGGGAATCCATGACCAGGAGGAAAAGGTGGCGTTATGGGCATTGCTTACAAGCAATGTTCGTAGTGCTTTGAAGAAACATGGCGAATCATTGAAAGGCTAATATGGAAAAGAAAGACAACTCTGGCGTTTTGTTTAAAAATGACAAAAAGGAATCAGCTAACCAGCCTGATTACAAAGGTAATATCACTGTTGATGGTCAAGAATATTGGCTCTCAGCATGGATTAAAGAGGGTAAGAGTGGCAAGTTCATGGGCTTGGCAGTCAATCCCAAGGATGCACAACCTCCAGCAGCTAATCCTAAAAAGATAGTTTATGCGGATGACGATATTCCCTTTTGATAAACCTCACGGGGCTACGGCCCCAATTTGATAGGAGCATAGTATGGAAACTAAATTTTCTAAGATTTTAAGTACCTTTTACGGCCCAAACAAATATAAAGGGGATTTGATTGAAAAACCCATGCCAAACCATAGTCGCATGGTGAACTCAATTGCCAGATGCCCTTGGCATAAAGAAATTACGGCTAGTTTATTGGCTGACCATAGCAAAGGAAACTTTCATTGTTTGTCTTGTGGCGCGAAAGGGTCTTTAGTGGATGGCGCAAAAAAAGGTTTTCTTGCATTACAAAACGAAAATGTGTAACTTTTTATTTGATAGGAGTTGATGATGACAAAATTAGATCAATCTTGGTTTGGTGGTGCAGTCGAGAAGTTCTTTGGAACTGCGCCGTTTAAACTGTCTCGTAAAGAAGACCCTGCCACTTCCCACCAAGCAGCACAGGCAATCGACACCACAAAGATGGAGTCACTGGTCTTTGAAACCATTGCAGCCTATGGGCCAGATGGTTGTATCTCAGATGATGTTCTTGCCAAACTCTCATTCCTGCCCTATTCCAGCGTCACAGCCCGTTACAAGGCACTGATTGACAAGGGCTTCATTGAGGTCATTGGAACCCGTAAAGGCGTTTCTGGGCGACTCCAAAGGGTTATGCGTAAGCTAGGGTAAATCCCTATTCCAATCTCTGTCAGACAAGGCAGAATTGGCGCATGAACCAACAACAAACAACCCGTTTAAATGCTTTCTGGCAGGATGTGGAGGCTCACAAGGCTCTCAATCCATCCTTGCCAGAGAGTGTCCTTGTAATCCTTAAATCTGTGGCCCTGGATGCCCTCCTTGCCGCACAAGACATTGAACAGATAGGAGTGAATGATGCAAACAATTGAATTTGTGCCTTTTGATTGGGTAGACGATGATTTCAATCCAGAGATTGACCGCATTAAGGTTGATTACCAATGGCATGAAGCAGATGACTCTGTTGGCTTGCTTTCATACTGTGAGAAAACAGTCAAGTGGATGCGCTTTAACTTGGAAATTAAAGATATAACAGATGAGTTGTCCTATGCTGATTTGGCTTATTTGAAGGATGCAATCAAGCGTAACGATCAGGAGATTGCAGATGAAAGAACCTGAAGACGAAGCTTTCGAGGAGTTGGCCTTAAAGCAAGGGCAATGGAGCCATACAAGTGGTTGGCGCAAGAAGCAGATTGCTCACATGGATGTTTACTCACATCCAGCAGAGTTTACTCACTTGCACCGCAATGATGTGATTGAAGAAGTTGCCCAACACATTGAGAAATGCACTCTAGCGTTTGGCAAAGACACAATTCAATCGTTTACAGCTTATGTAAGGAACATGAAGAAATGACACAAGAAATCATTGACATGGCGCAAGAATGCGGATTGATTGGTATGCGTCCACACCTTGATGGCATTTACTCTGAGGCACTTGTAGCCTTTGCCAAACTGGTAGCCGCCAAAGAGCGTGAGGCGATAGCGCAGATGATTGAAGAAGCTCCTGCACTGGTGCAGTTTGCTCAGAATGACAAAGGCGGTTGCATGGTGTGTGGTTTTACACCAAAACTAGCGACTCAATCTATCAGAGCAAGGGGACAAGCATGAGTGACAAAGAAGCATTGAAGCGAGTTGCTGAGAAACTACGCCGCGCTGGTGCAAGCCTTCCAGCGCCAGAGTTAACAGGAACGATAGAGGGGTCAGTGGTCACTGGGCTTTGTATTGCTTTGGCACTTGTTGAGAGTGAGACAGAAGCCTTGGCACAGACAGAGCAAGAGCCTGTGGGATGGCTTGTCGAGTTTGAAAACGGAGAACAAGAATTACATTTTGATAAGCAATCAGTAGGGGAAACACAAACCCCCCTTTACACCTACCCACCACAGCGCACATGGGTAGGCTTAGAGGGTGCAGAAGCAGGATGGTTTTGTCATACAGATTTTCTTAATGCCAGAAAATACACTAAAGAGCAAAGAAAGAAAATTTGTTGTCAACTTTTATCTGAGGCTCAATCTTGGGATATTGAAGAATATCAATTAATGATGCACGACAGCACCAAACTCAAGGAGAAGAACACATGAAAGCACGACAAGTATTCCACGCACTAATGTTTAGTAAAGGCTATACAGAGGCTAATCTAGCCATGACAAAAACCATGTACACCAATCCTGCTATGCAGGGCAGATGGAACTATTTTCTGGCAGGGTGGGAAATGAGGGGCGTTTGTGATTGAGACAATCATCACTATCTTTGCCATAGGCTTTCTAGGCATTGCGTTAGCCATTGGAGGCGTTTGCCTGATGGTTTGGATGGCACTTAATGAGGATTGAAATGCCAAGACCCAAGACTGAATTAACCTTTGTGAACAAGACTGTCAGCGCACGACTCAGACCCGCCGAATACAAGGAATGGGTGCGCCTGGGAGGGGTTACTTGGTTACGCCAGCAGCTTGCTCAAAGCATCAAGAACCAAGAACCAAATTTACTCTCTCAATTAAATCAATTTTTCCGGCGTTGATTTAAACAATGCCGCCTCATCTTTGCGTCTGATTTCCAAGCCTCTCAGAACCTTGCCACCAGCCTTGCAATACTGCAACAAAGATTCTATTGCCGCATCTTTATCGCCACGAATAACCTTCTGACGGAAGGTGCTGCGCTGTAATGTTCCCAGACCAACATTGAAGCTAAAGCTGACGCAAGCATCAAATTCACCTTGGGTAAGGACAACTGGAAGAAGTTGGGCCACACCACGCTCAAACCTTGCAAGATCACTTCTGAGAATTCCATCTACTTCTTCCTTTGTCCATACACGATTATCTTCAGGGCGTAAAAGAAACTCATCACGATTTTCGATCTTGAGTTTTCCTTGTTCTGGGTACAAAACATGGCCCACGCCCACAGTCCAGAGTTTTGCTGGGCACCGATATGGTTTAAACCGCACACCTTCATGGTGCTTAATCATCTCCACAGCTTGGGCACTGATGTTCATTTTTTGAACGCCTGTCCACCAAACCAGAAGCTGACGATACAAGCCCAAATGATCTGGGTTTCGTCATCCCACAGTTGGTTGAGTGCTGTATCAAATGCCACATCTGTGTGCCAAGCATAGTAGAACCCAAAGACCTCAACAAACATAAACATGATGAACATCCCGTAGGTGATGACGCTACGGGTTGCTGCTCGCATATTGATGACCCAGGTACTTGCACCCTCACCAAGGGCTATATCGTGGGCATACAGGGCTTGACGCTCTTGCATAGCAGCTTGGGCCATCTGAACATCTGCATTAATCTGAATCTGCTCAGTCTGGATATGCTCAATGCGCTCTTGAGTCTCTAGGCCAGCTTTCTTGAGGGTCAATTCCCTTTCAGTCTGCATTGCAGCCAATGCAAGTTCATGCTTCTTGTCAGACTTATCTTGTATAAATTCAAGGATTTTTGGGAGGCCGCCCATCAGGAAGCTGATCAGGGATGAGAACAGAGTTATCATTTTTTAACCTTTCAAGTTGTTTGCGTTCATACTCAAGTTGCTGTCGGAGTCTCTCCATGCGTTCAATTTGCAGTTTGCTCTCACGTTGAACCGCCAAGGTGTCGTAATAGATGCTGCCAAGCAATGGCAACAGCAATACAAACACCAAAACCATGCAACAAAGCGCAATTAAAAACCCCATCTTACTTTTCGATCCATGATTAGGAGAGTGAAGAACAGAATTAGGTAAAGAACGAACACCAGACAAGCCGCCAGGTAGATTAGTTTGTCTTGAATTGCCTCGATTACCTTTCTGCGTTGCCATTCAACCTCTCGTTGTTTCTTTTCTTGAGCCAACCTTGCTTCTTCTTGTTCAGCAATGATGATTACTCTCATCTGGTTCACCCGTGTGTACAAGTTCCCCAACTCTGGGGGTGACTGATACACCATAATCTCACGAATCTCTTTGGCTAACTTCTCAAACTGCGTCTTGGCAAGTTCCCTGTTTAGCGCCGACTCCATGACATTTTGGCTTGGGTCATAAACAGTTTTAGACTTTTCTTCTTCTTCTCTAATGTGGTCTGCAAGCTGTTGCTGAACCCTGAAGAACTGCGAGAGATTCGCCGCCAGATCAGCCACAACTCTACCTTCATCCCAAATTTCGGCCTCTGCCTTTTTTGCTTTGGCTGCAACTGGAGTTGCTGTGGGCTTGGGCTTTTTCTTCTTGAAGAACCCAAAGAAGCCACCCACTTCTTCAGCAATAGCCGTGACCTCTTTAACAGTCTTTTGGGCTGCGGCAACAGTTCCCTTGACCTCTTTATAGAGTTCACAGCCTTTGCGAATAGCTGCAACACAGCCATTTGCCATTGCCAGAAGGGTGAGAGGATCAATCTTGCGCCCCTACTTTATCTTTCAGCCATTCCACGCAACTCAATGTATGGAGGTTGCCTTCTCTCAGAAAGGTTGTACTGTCCAACAGCACTTGGTGCAACAACACTACCAAGAGGCGCTGATTGTTGAGAAAGCATACCGCCTACACGTTGCAATAACTCTGGACGCTGGCGCAACAACATATCAATTGCCGCCTGTCCACCTTGGCTATAAGCAGCAGGAACTCCAAATGCCGCTGGTATGGCAATTTGCGGTTGTGATAACAATCCATAGCCGCCACCTATTCCTAGCGCAAGCCGACCTGTTTGAGATGCTGCTGTTGTGTCTCCAATGACTTCAAGTGCGGCATCCGAAATGTCTTGGCCTTTAGCTTTACCTTTAGCAAATGATGATTTGCGCCTTGTTGGGTCTTGTTGTCGAACAGCAGTAGAAAACTGTTGAGGAGTAAAAACACCACTTTTTGCGCCAGAATTAGCCGCAGCAACATTGATTACAGACAAATCACTATAAGCCGCATCAACTCTGCGCAATGTAGGTGTTTGCTTGGGATTTTGGAAATACAATTCTTTTTTAAGAACGCCAAGAACATCGCTTAATGCATATCCAACTTCTTTTTCAGAAGCACTTTGACTGTTAATATAATCGCTTGCTTTCTGTCGTAAATCACTCTCAATACCTTTGTATGTTTTGCCATCAAGTTTTTGACCAGAAAACTTGCCAAACACGATATTGTTTAAAGTTTCACTAACTTTTTGTCGTTGATTGGCATCTAATCCCTTGGCTTTACTTAAAGAACTAAGAATATCGCTTGTTGTTGCAAAATCTAGATCAAACGATATTTTTGACAAAACATCATCATATTTATCAGATACTGTTTTTGAAGCATATTCGATTGCATCTCTACCAATTACATCGGCAGGAAGACTTAATTTATCTTGTTTTGTTGGGTCACTTGCTTTAGCCAATGCCTTGTTAATTACACTCTTGTTGAAATCAAACAATACACGTTGTTTTGCATTTTGAATGCTTTGACCAATCAAGGGCATATTTTGTGCAAATTCCTCAAATGTCTTAAATTGTCCACCAAGGGTTTGACCAGTAGTAGGTGTAATGCCAAGGTCACGCATGGTTTTCTCTGCTTTGGAGACCAATGGATTGAGAACTCGTCCCGCACCAGCAACCACCTTTTCACCAATAGGGCCAGTAACTCCACCTAAAACAACTTGTTCTGCCTTTTGCTCACCAAACTCACCTTCTCCAACTACTGGTTGCATAGCACCGCCAACAGCGCCAGCAGTTGCCGCTTGACCAACAGTAGACAAGCCTTTAGCCTTTGCCAATTGAGCAACACGAGCCGCAGGAACAAGACTAGCAGGGTTAAGAATATTGCCACCCAAACGAGCCATATCAAAACCAGATTCCCCTGCCTGTTCACGTTGGGCTTGATAGGATTGCTCTTCAGCCTTAGCCATCTCATCTACACGTTTTGCTTCTCTGTAAAGCAAATCACTCAAAACATTAGGCTTAGTGCCACCTAAACTGGCTACTGCGCCTAAAGCACGAGGAAGCATCTGTGCGCCAGCAGTAATAGGGTCTTTTAAACCCATTAAGAAACCAGATGAAGGTGCTTTTGCTTGTGGCATACTCCCAGAAATAGCTTGTGCTATTTGCTCATCAGACATTCCATCAGGGAACTCAACTACATCATTTCCTACTTGAACATAGATAGCCATCTCAATCCCCTTTTATTACTTCAAGTTGGCGAGTTTGCAAGTTATAACGTTTAGTTGGCGTTATTGCTGGTGCATTTATAACAGGCGTAATAGGTAGTTCAGTACCACCTTTAGCCGCTTGTGCTTGTAGATTCAAACGTTTGATGTTATTTTGAACTTTCTTTTCTGCGCTAGTTAAAATACGTTTCATAGATTCTGGCTCAAGTCTTTGATTTCCAGCCACAACATTCTGCAAATATTTA